ATAAGGATCTACTTTTTCATCAACAACCCATAATGATGTTTTTTCAACTATATCTTCAGGAAGTGGATCGTATAATTTAAAATATATTTCATATCCAGAATCAAGTTTATTTAAAGCTACGTTGACGGTTAATACTTGTTGATTATTACCAAAATTTAATAAATAATCTACAAAATATATAGACCCACTTATTTCACTAACTAATGTATTAAAACCTTGTTCTATTTCTTCATTCGTTAACGTAGTAGATATTATTCCTATTTCTGTTCTATCTGGGGATATTTCTTTAATGAAGAAAGAAGAAGTTGGATTACCAATTTTATTTCTAAAGAAATTATATTGAACAACAAATTCTCCTGAGGTGTATTCATTATTTTGTAAATCTTGAACTGGATCTATTTCAATAATAGGGTATAATGATCCTGATTGAGTATTAGTGTTTGAAACAATGCCTACATCAGTTGAAGGGATTGAATTTATTGTATTTGAAGTGGAGGAGTTTAATGGTGGTGATAAACTTGAATTTGATGGTAATTTAAAATCATTATATTCATATATTGAATTTAATAAATTACCTCCAGCGTCATATATATAATATTCAATATAATCATTACTAGCTCCAAAATCATCTTGTATTTCTTGAGATGCTATAAGATTAGTATCTTGGTCAGAATAACGTGAAATAGTTGAACTATTTAATATACTACCTACTATTTGAATATTAGCCATTATTATTTGTTAAATCGTTTATTGTAGTTTGAGAATCTAAAACTTCTTGTCTTAAAGAAGTAATTTCATCTAATAATGCTTGTAAATCGTCTTTATTAATTTGTACTCCTAAATAATCTGCTTCTCGTTGTAAAATATATTGATGAGAATTTATATCACCTTCTCTTGGAATTTGGTTAAATAAATCATCATATAATTGAAAAAAATCATCTAAAGTAAAAGAAGGTTGTTCTTCTAATGTTTGATTATTAATTAATTGACTAAAATTAGTATCAACTACTTTAGTAAATTGATCTTTATCAAATACTGTTCTTTGAATAGGTATTTGTGACATTATCTTATAACTTTAAAATAATAATTATTATCTAATACTATTATACTACCACTTATTGTAGTTTGGAATAATAATTTATAATAACGTTCTGGTTCTAAACCATTCATATATACATCAAAATAATTACCTGTTGAATCAGCACTTATTTTTGTATACGTTGTATCGTAATCTATAACTATTTCATCAGTATCTAGGTCTTTTATTGACCAATATGAAGCAGTAGGTAATAATTTATTGTTTAAATATACAGAAGATGTTTGAAAACTCCTAGCAGGATATTTATCTCTTACATTAATTTTAAAACGTTGAACTGAGTCTTGTTGATATTCATTTTTATTATTAACAATACTAGCAACAACTAAATCAGAAGTTATTGTAGATAATGATCCTGTAGAATAAGAAAAATCATTCCATCTAATTTCTAAACAAGGAGGGTATATTGTATGAGTATTTTCAGAAAAATATTTTAATTCAAATTTAGATTGTGTGGTAAATTCTGTTGTAGATAAATGTTTTATAATAAATCCATTATTTGTTATTGAACCAGAATACCATTTATTTACGGTAAATGTTGTTTCTACCTCAATATCTTTTGAAGAAATAGCTGTAAAAGATTGTGTTGATTCATAAGAACCAGTAAACCATAAACCTCCTCCTGAATTAGATCCTGAACGGAATGAACCTGTAGTTTGTGAAGGGAATGTTGTACCTGTAAACCAAACACTACCACTATCTTGATCTCTGTATGACCACATAGCACCATCACTAGTAACAGGAACATTTGCTAATCTTCCAGTTCCTTTTTCCCAACTTCCTGAAATTGGATAAATTTCTAATGTATAATTTACAGGTATTGATGATGCATTTGCTAAATATAATTTTAGATAAGTATCAAATGCTTTATTTCCTACTTTATTAGCAATAACATCAGTAATTTGATTAGTTGGGAATTTTATAATACCTCTAGATACTTCATTAGTACTATTAATAGATTCAAAAGTACTAACTTCAATTATTTCATCTAATCCTGTATTTATTAAAGGATAAAATGAATATAAAGTTGCACTTTTTTCGGGAAAAATTTTATATACAGCCATTTATTGTGTTTTATATATATAGTATAAATATAGAAAGCCCCAATTTTTTATAATTGAAGCCTTCAAATATTATAATTAATTATTTAAGATGCTACAACTCTACCTTGGATATCAGTATTTGGATATCTTAATTCAAATATTGAAGGATCTAATGATGGGTAGATATTACCATTTTTAGTAGCTCCTGATAGATCATATCCATATTGAGAATATGTTACACCTGTATTATCTTGTTTATTGATAATTTCTACTTTAACTACTGATTGTACTCCTTGAACTTGTAATAGTTTTGAATTAATTTCTGATAGTATAATGGGTTGATTAATTTGCCATTTTTCTGTATTAAAATGATCTTGTAACATTAAAATACAATTAGTAATAACATCTTGATTATTATATCCGGATTGAACTGTAATATCAAAATTAACACCTATATTAATATAAAATGCATCTTTAATGTTAATAGCATCAGTGATCATTCTATATTGGTTCAAATAAGTTACTAAATTATCTTTTAATGTTGTTGAAGATGTTATTAGCTGTTTATTTGAATTATATGCTAAAACATATAAATCTAATGCTAATGGATTTTTAGTAGTAGTAGATGTTTCTGTAGTATTAGAACGTTCAAAATCTTGAGTTATATATACTTTAGCTATATTACCATAAGTTGCAGGTAAAGATAAAGTTCTTATAATATAATCATCTTTAGTAACGGCTCTATTTTGTGATGTAAACGAAAATAAAGCATTATTTCTAATTTCTTCTATTTCATCACCATTTCTACCACCAATAGCTGGAGTTGGATTAGTTGAAACAACACTACTTAATACTGTAGCTGATATAGCTCCTCCAGGACTTCCATTTTTAAAAGAAACCCCTGAAGTATTTATTGTTATTAGATCATTAGATGGTACATTAGATGTAATACCTCCACCTACTAAATATCTAATTTGTAAAGTAGTATTAGATGGGGCTAAACCATATTCTTTAGTAAAAAAAACAGAAGCTTTATTATAATTATCACTTAAATCAGATATTCCTGGTACTAATCCTAATTGAATATTATCAGGTGTTGGAATTATTTGATCATCTGTTGAATTTGAAATACCAGCTCCAAATTCTAATTGTAAAGTATTATCTGATAGTATTCTAGATACAAATCTTCTTGGGGTTCTTTTTAATGTTAATAAATAAGGTACTTGATCGGTATTATATGTTGGATTTGCAACAGCTTCAAATATACTTGATTGAGCTAAATAAGGTACTTCATACCATTTATTACTATCACTACCTGTTACATCTAATATTTGTAATATATTAGTATCGGTAATTGTTGATATTTGAAATTTTTGAGGGGCACCATAAGTAACAGTTGTAGTTTTTATTTCAGCAGATATAGCTTTTACAGATTTTTTAAATAAATAATAATTATCATCTACAAAAGTAATTTCTGTAGAGCCAGTATCAGTAAAATCAATTTTTTCAGTAGTAATAAATTTAGTACCATTACTATTAGCTGTTATAGAGGTATTTTCAGGAATAATTAATCCATAAGTATTAAAATTAGGACTATTTATACTATTAATAGTTTGTGAAGGTACTAATTGATATATATCAACTATAGTAGAAGAAGCATATGATGATTTAGGTCTATATCCAAATGCATAAGATAAAGCATATAAATTTTCTTTTTCTTTAGCGTATAATAAAAAATTCTCTTGTACTTGAGTATCTACATAAAATGACATTACATCACCTACATAAGATGCCATTTCAATAAATAAATTACCGGGTGATGCCTCCGAAAAGTCATTATAAGTAGTTGGAAAATATGTTTTAGCATAATTAACCAAATTAGACTTAAAATCTGTAAATGTTTTATTGAGATATGATATATTTTTATCTGACATTTTATATGTTATTGAAATTCAATGGTTATTTGATCTGAAGTACCTGGTAGATTTAATATATAGTTAACAGTTATACCAATAGTATTACTATCAGGATTATTATTTATAATAATTTCATCAGTAGTTACCTCTGGTACATAAATATTAATTGCTGTATTAATTGTATTTCTTATATTATTTTCTGTTGAGGGTGTAATTTGTTCAAATAATATTCTTTTTAAGTCTGATCCAAATTCGGGGTTTAGTATTCGTTCTCCTTTATTAGTTAATAAAAGATTAATTAAGTTTGATTTAATTTGATCTTTGGTACTATAGGTTTGATTAAATAGTTTATCTCCACCACATAATCCAAAAGGTAAAGATAATCCAATCGCAATATTTTTTTGCAAATCTAATGGATTAATTCTTATTACCGTTGGGATTGGCATATTATCCTAAGTTTTTAAGTCCAGCTCTTTCTTGAGGAGTCATAGTAGCAGCTGAATCTGCTATAAATGCTAAATATGGATTCTCAGCGTTCGTATCTACTTGTAAAGTATTATTTGATGAGTTTTCATTCATATTTAAATTTTGATCAAATCCAAACATACTACCCATTTTTTCACGAATATTAGTACGAACAGCCATAACATCATTACTTGTAAAGTTTAATGTTTGATTTTCTTGAATAGGTTTTAGTTTTTGAACCTCATTAAAAATAGTATTTAATTCTTCTCTTACCGCTTCGGCAACAGCTTCTTTAATTAGTTTTTTGAATAAGTCTACTTTCATATGTATAAATATTTTAAGCTTGTAAATTTTGTTGATCTATTATT